TAGGCTCCTTGAGCGCCCGCCAAAGCCTCCACCACCGCCACCAGAAGAACCTAATAATTCTCTTGAAAATTTCGGCAAAGATGATTGGCTAAAAACGTCGCTATTATTTCGCGCAAGGGCTGCGGCAGCCCCTTTATCATACCGCGCTGCCGCAGCCCGCTTGTCACGAATGAATTTCTTGTCCGCTTCGGTAAGCCCGCCTCGCAATGAGGCGGATCGTTCTCTTAGATTCGCTTCAGCGCGATCTTTTGAGGCCTGCCCGCGCAATTCGTTTGCGACAAGCCCGCGCCCTTCGCGGTTGCCAAGCAAAACCTTTGTGGCATAGCGCCGATCCCCTTCGGATGCCCCAGGGATTGTGCCGTTGGCAATTTTGATAGCGCCAAAATTCTGCAACGCGCTGAACGCGCGGAGAGCGCCTTCTGCTAGCTTGAATAGAGATTCTGCCAACTGGCCTATGCGCTCCGCGTCATCGGCAACCACGCCCGCGATTTTAATGGCAAGTGCCTGCTTGAGTTTCGCAATCTTGTCCGCCGTGATATCGGCATCTTGGATTTGCTTGTCGGAAAGGATCAGGCCGAACTTTTGCGCCTCAGCCGCCGATTGCCGGAAGCCCGCGCCCGCTTGCTGCAATGTCGGAAGGATGGCCAGCGCGCCCCGCCCGAATATGGCAACAGCCGACGCCGCTTGCCGCGCGGGGTCCTTTATCTTGGCAATCGCATCCGCAACGGCGGCATAACGCTCGCTGTCGGATTGGTTCTTCAACCGCTCAAGGCTCAGGCCAAGCGATGTTATGGATTCAGCCGCCGCCTTGTTGCCATTGAACGCCTTGCCGAGCGTGATGGAAAACTTGCCGAGCGCCGTATCCGCCTGTTCAATCGTCGCCCCGTTTTGCGTTGCGGCAAAACGGAATTCTTGCAGAAACTTTGTGCCGACGCCAAGCGACTGCGCAACCTCACCAAGTGAACCGGCAAACTCAAGCGACTGGCTGATTGCATTCGTAATCGTGCCAACCGAGAATGACGCAAGGAACCCGGCAAAGGCCCCGCCCGCAAAACCGGCCAGCGCGCCCTTGATAGCGCCTATGCCTTTGCCGAGACCGGAAAAGCCCTTGTCGATCCGGCCAATGCGCTTGTTGGTATCGCGTTCAAATGACGCAACCGCCGCTTCCGCCTTGTTCAGGTTTGACCGCAGGAGTTCGGTCGTCGCGCTGACCTGGATTAGCAGTTTTGCGACATCATCGGCCATAGGTTGCCCCTATTCTTCCTGCCGCTTTTGCAGCTCTTCTATCGCAGAAAAAAATTCATGCGGGGTGGCGGCCCAGAAATCGGAGGGGCGCCAATGCAATGCCGTGATGGCAATGCCCATCAGGCGACGACGTGGGTCTTCTAGTTCCCCTTCGTCGTCGCCTTCACTTCCCCCGATCCGGTATAACCCCCGGTCGCGGCCATAAAGAGCAACAGTTCAAGCCGCTTCATGGCAATCAAAAGCCCGCCATCGGCCTGGAGGATCAATTCGCCAACCCGCGCCGCATTGAACGCCGCCATCGCCTTGTCATCAATCGCGCGGCCATGCGCCTTGATGCACTCGGTCACAATGATCGCGGATTCGCTGAGTTTCAGTTCACCGTCACCCGCCGCACGGGCAAGGTCAATCAGGCTGCGATTGGTCTGTGTCTCGAACGCAGAAATCGCCTCGTAAGAGGGGCGAAGCACATACTCCGCGCCCTCCAACTCAAGCGATACTTCCCCGCGCGTCTTGTTTGCCGTCATCAGGACAGCGCGTCAGTTGTCGGTGCCGAAGCAACGCCAAGTTCGAGTTTGTATTTGACAGCATCATTCTGGCCATAGTCAATCGACATATCGAGAATGTTGCAGGCCGCAGTCCAGACGGCATCGCCGGTTGTGCCGGATGAACCACCCTTCCTGATCTGGAAATTCTTGGTTGTCTGCGCCTTGTAAGACGTTTCCGCCAAGGTGAAGCCGTTCGCATCGGGCAGGGTTGCGATGCCGTCAAGCGAGACGCCAACGTCAAACAGACCCGCCGCCGTGGTGGCATAAGGGAAATCGTCCTTTGCCGATGTGTCGATTGTGTTGGCCTTGCGCGTCATGGTAAGCGATTGCTGGCCCGCGATGATCGCATAAGTCCCGCCCGTGGTGGTCGTGTCGATCCACAGGCGATAAGCATTGCCGAGTAGTTTAGCCATGTCAGTCTCCTAAAAATGCAGCCCGACTGGCGACCGGGCGCGGGGAATTAGGCGGTCTGGACAAACGCCAGGAACCGCATTGAGCCGTAATAATTCTGTCCATCGGGCAGGAGTTGCGCCGAACTGTTGAGGTGCTGGACCTCGCTAAACGTCACCCCGCCCGCGTCCGCCGCTTTCCAGTTGTGCAGCGCCGATTTAACTTCCGATTGCAGGGCATGGAGCGGCTTGCGCGCCGCCCCGCGAACAACCTGCACAATATCGAATTCAATCCGTTCAACCTCGTCACCCTTCCCCCCGAATTGTTCCGGGAAGAAATCGGCAATAATGACAACCGGCGGAGCCTCATTTTCGGGAACGTGCTGGTAGACCGTCCCCAAAGTCACCTGCGCCGCCAAACGGGTATAGACCGCCGTTTCCAGCGCGTTGGCATAGTCCGTCATTATTCACCCCTTGCCGCGCGGCCCAGCACCCGCTCAAGCGCGTCCCGCAGCCTTGGGAGGTCATTCTTGCGGAAGTCACGAATGCGCCCGAATACGAAGTTATAGCGCTCGCGCCCGATTGCCTTGACACGCACGGTGTAAGTCGAAATCGTGCCGGACTGGTTGCGCCGCCTTGCCTTGGCCGTTTGAGCCTTGCGGCCTTGGTCGAGAATATAACCGTAAAACCCTTGCCGCTGCGCCCGCTTGTTCACCAGCCCCAGCTTCATTGTAAGCGACGAGACCAGAACCTTGGCGGTTAAGAGCGACTTCAGCTTCCCGGTTCGCACCGGAACCTCCACCCGCGCTTTCCCAAGCAACCGGGCCGCAATCACGTTCATTGTGTCCGCCAGTTCCTCCCGCGAGGCTTCCGGCAGTCGTTTCAGTGTGCGACGCAATGAAGCCGCGCCCTTGACCCTTGACGCCATCAGCTTGGCTGGAATTCGGCAAAGACAACAATTTCCCGGCCCTGCCCCGTGGGGTCCTCAACCGAAACAATGTTGAACTGCTTGCCCTCCATTATAAGCCGGTTCGTCACCCCAAGCGACCGGTAGCGCATCCGAATCCGCCAGCCTTGCGACGATTGCAGCGTTCCCGCCGTCAACCCTTCCGAACCCCCGATAGGCGTTGCAAAGGCCCAAACGTCCGTGACGGTTGACCATGTTTGCGTAAACCCGCCGGAACCGTTTGCCACATCCGACGATGACTGGATTGTCACCTTGCGGTTGTATTTGCCCGCGCTTGTCATCAATCGAAACCATATTGCCGGAAGTTCGCGAGCAACGCCGAGACAGCATGGGGCAATTCCGCAACCGGCTTGTCAGAGGACGCCTCCGGCATTTCGAACCATTGCCCGATCAGCATCAGGATCGCCGCCTTGATAGCCTCCGGCGCCGTCGCCTCGCCCGCTACAAACTGGATAACAACATTGTTGATACCCGCCGCAACGGTCGGCCATGAATAGGTAGAAACAGGGACAATCCACGCATCGGTTGAAATAAGGTCCACCGCGTAATCGGTTGACGCGATTGTCTGCAACGTGCCCGCCGTGTCATAATACTTTACCGACGAAACCGACGCCACCGGCCCTAAAGGAATGCGGATCGCGCTTGAGAAATCGTCAAGGTGCAGTTCCCATGTCTGCGTGATGATTGCCCGCCCCAGATATCCCTTAGGCCCGTCCAGATAGCTTGTTGCAGCCGCAATAAGGCTGGTGAAAAGCGTATCCTGGTCGGTTGTCAGTTCCCGCAAATAGGTTTTCACCTCGGTAAGCGATACAGGCGTTGACGCGGGAGCCGTGATTAGCTTCAAGCCCATATCTTAACCCCTTGAAACAGCGGCGGGCCGCGCACCCGATGAAAAGTTCAAGCGCAATGTCGATGCACCCGATGTTGGCCTTGAGCCGGTCAAGCGAGACGCCGTTGCGACCGCGCCTATCGTGCCAACAGCCGAAACCGTGTCACTATTCTCATTCGCGGCCACCAGCCCCCGGATGGCCAGCGCGCCAACCCCGGAAACGGTATCCCCGGCCTCCGTAATCGACGCCACAGCCGCAAGGGCAAGCGTCCCGGCACTGGATGCCGTATCAGACGCCTCGGTGATCGACGCGGTGCCTGATATGCTGACAACGCCAACGCCGGACGCCGAAACCGTGTCCCCGGCCTCGGTAATCGCCGCCGTGCCGACAATGGCCAGCGCGCCGGTTGCCGAACTTGTATCCGCCGCCTCGGTTGACGCCAGAGCCGCCGCAAGGGCGAGCGTCGAGGTTGACGATGCCGTATCGCCCGCCTCGCTGATGC